ATGATGTCGAGGTCGTTAAAAAAGAAATTGCATGGTGTGATATAATTATATCGCATCTGGATCGTTACGGCAAGGCCCTAAATAGGGCTGAGTTCTTTGGGAAGCCTTACGTTCTTCTGGTTCATAATACGCACCGTTATGCCGGGATTGCGGCGAAACACAAGACTGAGATGAGGAAGCGGTGGCTGTATGTAGTGTACAATTCGGAATATACAAGAGATGCGCTGCGTTATCCAAATCCCGGGATTGTCGTGCATCCCTTTGTCGATGCTGAGAGGGTCAGGGCCTCAAAGAAAGAAAAAGTAAAATATGTAACACTTATAAATCTCTGGGAAGGGAAAGGAGGTAAGGTGCTTCAGCAACTTGCAAAAGAGATGCCGGATGTGAAGTTTATGGGAGTCAAAGGCGGATATGGATATCAGGAGATAGATGAAAATATTAAAAATATCAGATATGTGGAGAATACACCGGATATATCTTCCATATATGCCAAGACCAAAATATTAATTATGCCCTCAAAATATGAAAGTTTTGGACGAACTGCCCTTGAAGCTATGATCAATGGCATACCTGTTATAGCCAGTCCAACGGAAGGATTGAAGGAAAACTTAGGAGAGGCAGGAATTTTTGTTAATCATGAAGACATTGAAGGGTGGAAAAGTGCAATAAGAAAATTACTTGATGACAAGGATTATTATGAGGAGATGTCGAAAAAATGTCTGGAGAGAGCCGATGAATTTGAGAAAAAGTATCTGAAAGAGATTGACGAACTTGAAATATTTTTAATGAATGCGATAAACAAAAAATTATAGAGTCATGGCACCAAAAAAAACAAGTAAAAAGAAAAAATCCGATAGCTATCGGACTGTTTCACGGGAAAAAAGAGAGATTAAAAGCGAGCCTGTGAAGGAAAAGAAAGAGATAACGACAGAGGTGCCCGTTCCTGATGGCTTTGTAGCAACAGAATTCTTGCAGGATTATGAGAATCACAAGAAAGGTGAGAAGATAATTCTGGTAGAAAGAAGATATAAAACGTTAAATAATAATGGAGTAGTGAAATGAGAACTTGGGTAAAAACGGATGTGTCGAGCGAGCCGGTTACTGTTGCGGAGGTCAAGAATTTTTGTAAGATCAACACTTCGAGTGATGACACTCTGATAGCAACACTCATTACATCCTGCCGCAAGGCTTTGGAAAATTACACGGGCAAGGCTTTCGGATCTCAGGTAGTGTATACAAGTCTTACATTGGAGGAGTTAAACAGAAGAATAAACGAAAACATGGAAGGCGGATTAATTCTGCCCCGGCAGCCTGTTTCATCTGTGGACTCTGTTAAAGTCATTGATTATGAAGGAGGTGAAACTTCATTAGTTAAAAACACAGATTATTATATCTGGGGGCTTCCTTGGGGTAAGTTGATTTTCTGTAACATCGGAGGCAGCAAAAAAAATGAGGTGTTGATTGAATACACGGTCGGTTATGGTGCAACGGGTTGTCCTTCCCTTCCTGCGGACTTGAAAGTTGCGTTGCTTCGTGAGATTCTTGATGCTTATGACAAAAGGGAAAATATTACAGATGAGAATTGGACCGAAATATCGGGCGGCACTAAGAAATTGGTTGCTCCATATATGGAGAGGAGGTGGCTATGAGGATCGGGGCCCGCAAACATTATATCACGATTTACACGCCGACGCAAACAACAGATGGTCAGGGTGGCTATGTAACGAAATGGACTACATCGACAAATGAATGGGCAAGTTATAAGGAGATCGGACAGGAAAGGGAGCTACTGTATTCCGGAATACATTATTTCACGGCCGCTGAGTTTGAGATTCGGAGAAATACGAACGTTTGGGCTGGATGCAAAATTGAATATGATAATTACACATGGGTAATTTATGAAGTTATAAGTGATGACAAAAAAACAAGAATAAAGGCTTACAGATGATGCAGGTTACTATACCGAAAGAGCAGCAGGAGGCTTTTAAGAACTGGCTGGAGATGCAGGGAGAAAAAACTGTAAATAAATGCCGCTATCTTGTTGTAAGGATGTCGGAGCTGCATGTTTACGAGGCAAAGAATCGGGCGCCAGTCCGGTTTGGTAATTTGCGCAGAAGCATAAGAAATGTATATACAGCGGATAAACTTGGAGCCATGCAGTTGGTTGATGTGAATTACGGGTATTTTCAGGAGTTTAAGGCAGGTGGGAAAGTTCCTGGAACTTATTATCCTGTGCCATTTACTCCGCCGGGAAGACATTTCTTCTATCCGCCGTTTGAACGCATAAAGAAACAATTTTTAAAGGAACTTGAAAAATTAGGATTTAAGCAATGAGGAACTTATGTGGACATGTAAGGAATGCAATTTATGAGCAGCTGGATGGGCGCATATTATACAATGCAGCAAGTGTTCCTGTGTATTCTTCGCCTCCGCAGGCCATTTCGTATCCGTGTATTGTGATAGGAGAGCAGAGCTGGAAGACGGAAAATTATCTGTGTGATTCCAAAATTATAGAAATAACAACAACAATAATTGTGATTACAAGACCGGGAGTTGGAGCACCAGCAACATACATGCAGGCAGATGATATAATGGACAGCATTATAGATGAGTTTGAAGGTAATATGTTTATACCGACAGATGACGACTGCCCGGGAGTTGATTATTTTAATGAAAATGATATTAAATTTGTTAATGGGTACATAGAAGGGGGAAATATTAATCCTGTCGTTGACAACGATGGTCTTACAATACAATCAAAATTAAGTCTAATTTTAAAATTTGAGGAGGACAAGTAAAATGACAAAGATTAAAGGTGAATATTTAAGGGTTCTGGTGGACGGTGTGCCAATAGCAGGCGCTACTTCATTCACCTATGATGGCGACATAACATTGCTCAATGCTTCCGACAAAACATCCGCCGGGTGGAGAGTCAAGGAATACGGCGACAGAGGAGCAACTGTTACGGTCGATGCACTTTATGATCCGGAAGGCACTTTTTCTGCTGAGGAGATTGTTGACATGTTAATTAACAGAACATCTATCACAACACTGGAGGTAGCGCAGATTGAAGGTGTCGGCGGTGGTAATGTCTGGAGATTTGCGGCGAAACTATCAAGTTTCTCGCTGACAGGAACTAACAACGAATTGTCAACACTCCGGGCTGTGTTTGAGAGCTCCGGTCCGATAACAAAGGGAACAGTACCTACATCATAGTTATTAAAAGTTGAGATATGAATGAACTGTCAGGTTATATAGAGGTGCAGTTCTTTGCAATTGCACGTAAGTTGCCGTTCAAATTCGGGACGAATGCATCTGCACTATATTGCAGGCATTTTAATGTCGATTTGAATGAGATTGCCTCAACAGGGTTGTATGGTGTTTGGGATGGTGAACAGATGATAAAAGCACCTGACCCTTACGCAATTCTCGTGATGGCTTATTATGCACATGTAACGGCAATGAGGATGAAAGGGGACAGGGAAGATATGACACTTGAGGCTTTCATTGAGGCTTGTAACGAGGAGGAAGGAATTTTAAATGTCTTTCAAAAAGCGATGTTAAGCAGCAAGCTGTTGGGCTTCAGGCTTGATGGGAAAAAGGAAGAGATAAAAAAAAAGGAGGACGTGAGTTGACATGGAAGGAAATAATAACACTGGCATCGGAAGCGGAGATAAAGGCGGAGGACTTGTGGCGGATGTCATGGGGAGAGGTGGAGGCAGCCATAGAAGGTTATCTATACAGGCTGGCAAAGCAGGTTGTTATGAGCAGGGAATTGCTTGCGGCGACGATTAACATCAATAGGAAAGAAGGTTCAATGCCTGTAAGGGGAAGCGATCTGATGCCTTTGGTGATAGATAGGAATTATGAGGAAAAAGAGAGAATTACGAAAGAAGAATGGGAAGAAGTGAATAATTTGTTAAATAACATTAAATGGCAGAGGAGTATCAGTTAAAAGCGAAGTTAGGCCTTGATGCGAAGGATTATGAGAAGGGGTTGAAAGATGCATCTGATAAGACTGGGATGCTTGAGAAGTCTATGAGCAAGGTAGCCACTTCCATTAAGGCACTGTTTACCGCAGGAGGTGTCGCTGCCGCCTTTGGAGCTATTAAAAAGATTTTTGAAAGCACGCAGCTGGCAGGTGATAAATTACAGCAAACAATAAAGGGCATTCAGGGAGTGGCAACGACAGCAGCGCAGAATCTTGCCTCTCTGGATTTCTCCACTTCTCTCGTCAAAGCTTACAAGGCTGCAAAGCAGCTTGAGAGTGTCTATGATGATCTTGCGGACAGGCAGAGAAGCATCAATGTGTTGAGTGCCGAAAATGCATTGGAGATTGCAAAATTACAGGGGATTGTTA